TGCCGGTTCTCAAGGCGGCGGGTATTACGCCTGACTGGACTGTCATTCTCGATCCGCGCCCGGTCGAAGGCAAGTCTACGCACGGCGTGATCCGCACCGATCTCTTCAAGGATGTGGGGCCGGAGGACAAGTTCCTCTTTGCCACCATGACGCACCCGTCAGTGCGCAAGGTCCTCGAAGAAAAGAACGTCCAGATCTTTGGCTGGCACGCCCATACGCAGGCCACGCTCGCAGCCAAGCCGCCGTCCTTCGACACGGGCATGGTTGTGGCGGGTGGCACCTGCTCGGCGACCCGGATTCCTATGCTGGCTTTTGTTATGGGTTTCCGCCGCTTCGAGTTCTACGGCTACGACTTCTTCTACCCGGAAGACACCAACAAGGACGACGTGAAGCAGCAGCTTATGCGCGTCAACTTGGGCGCCGATCAGAAGTCCTACCTGACGACCGGCGAACTGGTGGCTGCGATGCAGGATCTGGGGCAGTGGAACCGCTGGCTGGTCGAGAACCGCATCAACGTGGTGTTCCACGGCGAGGGCGCTGGCGCTGCCATCTGGGAACAGACCGTCAACAACTACAATGCGCCGACGGAGTATCCGTTCTAGCGGAACTTCTTCGCAATCTTGGCGGCGCCGGCAGGCTGCTTTGAAAACTGCTTGCCGGCCTTCGTCGCCTTCCGCTTCGCCGCGCTACTCGCCGCATAAGTGCTGGCAGGCATAGCCTTGATGGCAGCCTCGGGCAGATACCGTTCGCCTGTAGCGTTTGGTCCCTGTGTCGAGGGCTTGCCAGACTTGGTGCGCCACTTCTGCTTGGTCCAATCGACCAGCGACTTCTGCGGCTCCTTCACGACTTGTAGCCCTTCGCGTTGTCTTTAAGGTACTTTGCAGCATTTTCCAACGTGGCGATGCTATCTCTAGCGTGCCCTAGGAGGGTGTTGCATGGATTGCACAAGACCCCGCGCACAACATCCGTGGCATGACAGTGATCCACGTCTAATTTCCTTCCCAAGGTTTCTTCCGTCACGCCACATATCATGCAAGCAAAGTTCTGCTGCTTGCGAATTTCCTGCCAACGATCATACCTAAGTTTGTATCTGGCTTTTAGTTTCTCAGACTTTCTATTCTTTGGCGTGTTTGCGTTGGTATGTTTGTACAAATTGTGGCAAGGCCGGCAACGAGAACTGTAGTATTGCCGGCCAGACCATTTGTCTTTAAACGTATAGTAGTCTGCGAAGTCTTTTTCGACTTGGCAACCTAAGCAACGCTTAGTCACGGTACTTACCACCTTTCGCCTTGTATTCAGAGGCGAGCATTTGAGCTTTGCGGGCGCTCCACTGACCCGGCCTGCCGCCCTTGTCCCCCGCTTTGATGCGATTGAACAAGGACTTGCGCATGCCGGGCTTCGTGTAGACGCCCGCTTCGTTCACCCGACTTTCGGGCTTCTTGGCCATTAGCCAGCCGCCAAGCAGCGACCAGCCTTACGGCACGCCGCCGGGTTCGGGCAGCTAGCGCACGGCACCTTGCCGCCCTTCTGCATCTTGACCGCCTTTGCCTTCACGGCGCCGCCGGCCTTCATCTTCTTCTTCATCGGGCCTTGCGTAACCTGCTTGCCCATGTTCGAACGCATCATCACTTGCACCCCTTTCCGACCATGCCACCCATGGCCTTCTTCACAACACCACCGGCCTTCTTCTTGACCGGCGCCTTCGCCTTGACCATGCCGCCAGCAGCCTTCTTGACCATGCCGCCCTTCTTCATGCGGCGCTGACGGTCTTCCATCTCGCGGGCATCAGGCGCGCTCTGATATTCACGGCGCTCCTCCGGCGTCATCGCCTCGCGGGCCTGACGAAGCTGCTCCGGCGTCATCATCGGCAAACCCTTCGGCCCACCTTCCATGATCCGGCGCTTGCCGGGCGACCGCACCGGGCCACCCTCCTGATACATCATACCCTTCTTCATCATGCCAGGCATTACTTCTTCCCCTTCTTAACGGCGCCGCCCTTCTTGAAGGCGGGCATCGGCTTGGACTTCGCAGCAACCTTGGGCTTGGCAACCATGCCGCCCTTCATCATCTTCTTCGCAGCCGGCTTCGGCTTGGCAGCCACCATGCCGCCAGCCTTCTTGGCAACCGGCTTGGCCTTCGGCTTCACCATACCGCCCTTGCGGAAGGCAGTTCCCCGCTCCTCAAGCTCCTGCTGGCGACCGCGCATACGCATCTGCGCGATACGCTCCTCGGCGGTGGTCGGCTCGGCGCCCATCATCAGGTCGTTCAGGCGATCCGCAGAAAGCTCACGGGGAGCCGGGGCGGCGGAGCGAGGACGCGGACGAGGAGTCGGCATACGCTGGCCGGCTTCGCCAAGTTCCTGATCCATGCGCGCACGCTCCTGCGCCATCTCCATATCTTCTTCTCGCGTGCGCGAAGCAGGCGCAGCAGCTTCAGTGGCCGGTGCTTCCGGGCGGCGGCGGTCAAACATGCCCCGGCGATACGCCTCATAGCCCGCTGCACCAAGAGCCGCACCAGCGCCTACTGCCCCGGCACCCATGCGGGTACGCGATGCACGCGCAGCAGGGCTAGACGAGGGCGGGCGCATCGCTTCAGCCTGAAGGCGCTGCGAAAAGCTCTGACCCGGCGCGGCTGATGCCGCAGGCGGGGCGGCGGGCGCGGGGCGAGGAGGGGCAGCACGGCGCTGCTCCATCTCACGCATGGTGCGCTCGCGCATCTGCTCCTGCGTCAGAGCTTCGCGGGCCGCAGTACGGCGAGCCTCACCTTCACGACGGCGGCGGGCAGCCTCTTCTCGGGGATCAAGTCCCGCCCGACTACGAATATCATCAGCCATTTTACTTCTCCTTGGATTTCTTGGCGGGGAGGGGTTTGCCCGCCGATCTGAGCGCAATCGCAATCGCCTGCTTCTGCGGGCGACCGCTTCTGATTTCCCGGCCAATGTTCTCCGAGATAGTCTTCTGGGACGAGCCCTTCTTAAGCGGCATGGAGAGCTTCCTTCTCAGTTTCGTCGACACGCCGCAGCCAACCACGGCCGAAAGTTGCAAACGTCTTGAGGCTCTTATAGAAGTCGCGCCGCTCCTCGGACACCTTGGCAATCAGGTCGGTAGGATCAGCAGCATTGATGGCGGCCATGCTCTTGGGGCCAAGCACCCCGTCATCGGCAACACCTGCGCCCCGCTGCATCAGCTTGACTGCCCGGCGAACGCCCTTGTTGACGGCCATGTCAAAGGCCAGCAGGTCCACGCCCGACTTCAGATCGTCACAGTTCAGGGCGTCCCAATACTGATCCTTGTAGATAGTATTGACATCGGCGTCAGAGATGGCGCGCAACTCGTCCTTGCTCATGGGCTTGCCCTTGAAGGCCGAGAAGGTAGCGAGCGTGATGCCCTTCATGGTGGCGCCGCCCGGGTCCTCCGGGTGATCGACGTAGCCGCCCTCATGCTTCAGAATTAGGGCCAACCACTTGGCGTAGTTCTCTTTCACTTGCGCACCATCTTACTCATTGCATCACTCTTTTCCTTGGAGCCGGCGGAACTGCCAAAGTAATAGGCAACCACGCCACCCCATGCCGTGCCAAGCGTGCCCAGCATAACCAGCATAGCCTCGGAGCCGCCCGTCGTAGGCAGGCCATTCAGCAACATGAAGAACAGCACCCCGAAATAGCCAAACGTAATGCCAGCGGCTAGAAAGCGGGGCGTCCAGTCCTTGGTCTTGATCTCCCGGTCCCGGGCACTGTTGCGGTCCTCATTGGCGATGCGTTCCAGATCGACGTCCAGTTCCCGCATCTGCACCGCGAAGTCCTGCTCGGCTTTCTTCAGGGCCAGCAACTGCTCCGGCGTCGCCTTGGCTGCCGCCTCGACAAGCTCGGCCTCGCTACCGTCTGGCTTGCCAAGCAGGGCCTCAGAAATGGCACGGGTCGCCATGCCTGCCAGTGGTCCACCCACGGCAGTCGCAATGGACGGGGCTACCGTCCTAACGAGATTGAGGAGCGGTTCCATTCCGGGACTCCAAGAGGGCCACGCGCCGCTCAAGTTCGTTGATCATGCGGGTTAGATCGGCCCGAATTGCGGCACGGGCAGCAGCCGCGTCAGCGGCCATCTCAAGTCGGCCACGCTCAATGCCGGCCATGCTGCGCTCACGGTCCAGCGTCATGTTGCCCCGGGCAATAGCGGCGTCTCGCTCCACCTGCTCGATCCGGTTGGACAGATGTTCGCGGATCTGGGCCATGTCGATGGTCGTGCCTTGCGGCGGGATAGCCCGGTTGTCCTGCGTCACAACCACGGCAATGCGGGACTTGAGGATGGTGATTTCGTTGTTGGCCGACGACAGGGATGTCATCAGGTACACGACGCAGCTAAAGAGGATCGGGATGGCTGCGAATACAACCTTCTCGATTAGGGCGCCCTTCGAGGCGTTGGCCGCCATCTGTTCGGACATTTGGGCTTGCTTGGCTGCGTCGGACATGCTAACAGTTCCAGGCTCGGAGGCTCTTATTGATGCGGCTATTGGGATCGTTGGCCGTCTTCTTGGAAGTCAGCTTCTTCTTCATGCCCTTCATGCGGGCACAGAACGAATCCCGGCGCGGGCCTCCCTCGGGTTGAGGAGCTTTGAGGCCCGGCTTACCGGGGTTCGCACGATTGTAAGAGGCACGGCCTTTGGCATTGAGCCCGCCTTTGGGGTCCTTGCCTTCGGCACGCTGCCAAGCAGGGGTTTTGGCCATGCTATATTATAGCAGGTTTATCCCAACCTTTCAAGACTGATGGACTCGACGTCGAACTCACCCGGTGCATAGAAATGCAACAGGTGAAAGCCGTTCCACCACAGCTTCTTGGCCGCCTTGGCATAGGCAAAGTCGCCTTCGGGGTCCACGAAACAGCCGGCCACCAGCCCGTGAATCTTGCTGCCGTCGCCCTTGGTCCGAGTCGAAGTGGACAGCAGGTGCGAATGGCCGCAGACGCACGAAACGTGCTGGGACCGCAACAGATTGTTGGCATGATGTTCGCCACCCTGCGGCCGGCCCATAACGCCACTGACGAAGTAGTGCTGGAAGACGGCGCCGTAGATGGAGACGGGCTTCAAGAACGAGTGGTAGCGAATCTTGAAGGTCGGGCGCCGCTGGGCCACCAACTGCTTGACCGTCTTCGGGAACTCCGACGTCAGCAGCCGATTGTCAGAGGCCATCCACCTGTTGTAGCGGTCCTCGTGGTTGCCCTCGTTGAAGTCGATAGGCGCACCCCCGAAGGCTGCGGCGATGGAGGCGATCCAGTCGAGCGCGTTGAAGCCGGCCTCGATGTCTTCCTGCAAGGAGCGGTGCGCCCAGCGGGGATCTTCCATGTCGTGCGTGCAAAGTGAGGCGAAGTCCCACAGGTCACCGATATGGACCACCCGGTCCAGCACGATGTTGCGGTTCTCCAAGAACGCCATCATCTTGGCAAAGCGGTCCAGCTTGTC